AATTGCGCGTGTTTGTGCTTTTTTTGATTTTTTGCCGTCAAATATGCCGCCAAATGCAGAAAATAATGGTGCCGCTATCGGTCCACCAATCCATGTACCTAATGCACCGCCAATTGTACTAAAAAATCCCATTATATTACCCCCAGATATGGGCTAAATAATGCGATGCCTATGATTATTCCTGCAATCAGTGCATATGTGTATTCTTTTAATGTTGTCATTTTACATACCTCCTTGCGAGGAGGTCAATTCCAACACCTGATGCGACGGTTAGTCCGATAATGATACTATCGACCTGGGCGCTAGCAATTCCTATACCTGCAAGATATGCGCCCAACATGGTACCACATCTTGTGATGATAGGTTTTAGGATTTGTTTAATTAATAGAAATTGCAATTTTTACTCCTCTTTGTTAAGAGGGCTTAAACTGCTCAATGGCCGATAATATATATTATGCTCACATTGAGACTCTTGTGTTCTTGCCCTACATGTAGTTGTTGATATTTTTAATGTTTTGTCAAGCATTTATTTGCACCAAGGTACAAATTCTTTGCTTCCACCTGTCCCTTTTTGAGCCTTTTTAGAATCTGGGCGTTGTTTACAGATCTTTTCACGACGCGCGATTTTATCGACTGATTGTTTTTCAGGCTGTTTTGATCTATTTCGCCCTGTCCGCTGTATCAGCGGACTTGCCGTAATCGGAGACGGTACTCCATCTACTGACAAGTTAGGCATTGAGAGAAGGGTAATTGGTGCTTTTCTTTGTGTTCTCCAACGTCCTAAAATTTGTTTTACTAAATTTCGATTAACTGCAGCGCTTCGCGGTGCAGTTAATTGGGTTGTATTTCTATTTCTTTTTTTACGTGCCATTTTGTTTTTCCATTGCAACCAGGTAAAGTCTTAACGACTAGGGCTAACGCCCTGGTCTAACTTCACTTGGTTTCCATTGTGTTATACTTAATTACATTCCATTCATTTGCGATTGATTTTATTACTAGATGTGTATCGTCGTAATTTTGTAGCTGGGGTGCGTCCCATCTATTATTTTTCATTGCTAATTCAGATATCATTGCATTCCATGACTCGATTGGGTCTTCGCTTACCAATCGGTCTTCGTATTCTTCAATAATGTCACTATATGGCATTTTTTTATTACTAAACGCATGTTGGTCGAGCCATTCGTGTAAATAATATTTACAGAAATTTTCACGCGTTTTTCCTTGTATCATAAATTCACGACGGTTTCCTTGTCCGTCAAATTCATTGTCAAATGAATACATAAATGTTTGCGGTGCAAGGCCACTATCGACATATTTTTTTGCCAGTTCCTTGAAATATTGATCGCCTAATGGTGGTTTTTTACTTAATGCAAAATGTCCATTTTGTACGTCAAGTTGTGTATCTTTTAAAATATACTTCATGACGTATCGATATGATTTATATGATGGTTTTTCGATAAACGAATAACCTCTATTCCAATGTTTCCAATTGATCCTTTTATCATATTCGATGTTTTTTGGCACTTTACCTTTAAAAAAGAGTATTGCGTGCCAATGTGCGCGTCCCTTAGTTGATCCATATTCACCTGCTACGATATATCGTACTTTATATCCTTCGTTTCTCAGGCTTTTCATAAAGAGCTGATAATGTTTGTATACTAATGTTGCGCTTTCTGGAGTATCTCCATCGCCGTAGGTCAATGTTATACTCAGTGTTTCGTCACTATGGTGACTTTCGGCAATGCATCGTCCAACATAGTCATTTACTTTGTTTTCCCTGCATTGCCAGCATTTGTGACAGGCAACAAGGCCAACTTCGCTTATGTTATTTGGTGAAATACACATATTTTATCTTCGTTGCCTCGTTTCCAGTCACTAAATGCATATACTGACAAGGGTAGTATATGTTTCCGCCAAACCCCCCTCCGATCCTTGCGTCTACGAGGGGTTTGGCTGATGTTGGGTTAATATAATATTTCCCCATCATCGGTTTTTAATGTTTTCCAACCTTTTATCTGCCAATGTGCAGGGTCGTAAAACTTCCATTCATATCCACATTCCATGTCGATATTCATTTTTCGGGCAACTTCCATACCAATTGTATGTAGCATTGCCCATTCTTTTTCGTGCAAATCCCAACCTTTAACACTGTGAATAATATCCACAGCAAGCCCATATTGATGTGGGCTTTTGTTGGCCTTTGCTAATGTGACGCCTTGTTTATACAGACGTGTTTGTTCGTCTGCAGTTCGCCACATTTCACTTGCAAAAACTGGTATATTATAAGCCTTACAGGCTTTAACCATTTTGCGTTCAAATTCTATTAAGTCTGGGTGTGCGCCTTCGCGCACAGCCCTTAATTGTTGTTCTTTATACTTATTAGAATTTATAAAAGACTTATTACTTAGCGCCTGTATCGCTAGTTGATGCGTCTTCGCTTGCGGTTGCCTCTTTAGTATCGGCTTCAGTGACTGCTTCAGCTTCTTCAGCGTTGTTCTCTGATACCCCGCTTGGAGGTAAAGAGGGTTTATTACCTGCTTTAAGATCTGGGAAAGTTGTTCCATTATCTTCAATAACCTCTGCATTTTGCGCTTTTACCTTTGCAATTTCAGCTAAGAGAATTTGTTCTCTTTCTGATTGTGCTGTTTTTACCATATGCATTAATCGTTCCATTTCTGGGTTACGAGTTCTACGCATCTCAAGACCAGTAAACTTAACGTCAGACATTTTTTCAACAATATGGTCTGACGCACGATTTTTGTATGTTATTGATGCACTCTTATCCTTGGCGACCGCCCTTACATACAATGTGCTAGAGATAGATGTTATCAGCGTGAAGAGACCTTCCTCGCTAACTAAAAGTTTTTCATCTTTAAAATCTTTTGTGTTTGATCCATACAAAGCCACTTTGTCGCTTGTATTAAATTCAACACGTATGGTTCGGCTGTTGCCTTTGACAACAAATTCTAAAGTTTCGTTTAACTTTAATTTGTTCCACCCATCGAGGGCTTGAATTTGATAACGTTTCATTTTTTTTCCTATTTTGTTAAATACCCTGGTAAAAATTAATTTTTACCAGGGTAGGGGAGGGGACTTTTATGCTTTTGTTAATCTTGTTTGATCAACTTGAGACATTACTTCATCATAATCGTCGGTAGCTTCTTTAAGCGCTCCGCCGAATACTGTGTTTCCTGTAATTTCAAATGTACCGCGTGCCGTAATTTCAAATGCATCACTCGTTGAATCTGCAAACACCTTATGATGAACATTATTACAAAGATAAAAATCTTCTGTTAATTCTGGATCAACCGTTTCGTTTGCCCAAATTTTTTGTCTATCCTCATCAAATGCCGCGTCAACTTCTGGTCGATAATATTTACCGCCAATATTTGGCGCGCTTCGCATGTATTCATGATTAAGCGGTGCATAACCAAATACAGCATTTGGTGTTGAATGATCCACATCAATATGATCGTTTGTGACGATACTTACTTTTTCTGGATCAAGCTCATCTCTTGTGAACTCAGGATAATTACTTACTGAAATGTTATGTAAATAATGATCTTTTTGACGCTCAAATAACTGTTCTGGAGTTATTTCAGCTGTGATAACAATTATACCACCTGTATTTATAGCAGGAGTTCTCATTGTTATGTCAACCAATGCACCACCAACTGTTACACTTTCGTCAAGATTTGCCGCGTCTGAAGCAAAGCGTTGTTGATAACCCATTTGCGTACGTTGTTGTGCTAATAATATTGGTTGTTTCATTGCTTGGTCTGGTATTCTAATACCTGACATCAATGTATCTATAATATAATCATCATCATGACCTTGGAACATGCTTCTTGCTTTTGCAAAAGCTTGTGTCTTTTTAGCTAATTCAATATTAGATAATGAAACTGTAATTCCATTATCTGCTAATTCTGCCCATATCAAATTATCCCAAGAAAAATCACCTGCAGAACCTGAAGGTGTTCCATTTGCAACTGGTACTCTTTTTGTTGTTGTGTCAACTAAGTTTCCATTAATATCTACCCAACCATGTTGATAATTAGTTGAATGAATTGATAAATCAGATTCAGTTATATTTAATGCAACTTCGCCATCAATTATTGCCTGATCAAAATCAGGTACAATATGGGCCATTGTTGTATGGTTCCAAAATGCTTGCGCCAATGAAGTATCAGTCATTGTTCGCATTGTTAAACTTGAAGAACGCTCTTTGCGTCTAAAGTTTACAACAGTATTATATGCCTCAATATAATCTCGGTTAACTGTTGCTGATCCTTGTGCATGCATACCTAAAGTTTTATAAAACTCATTATCAGCCTGGCTAAATGTATGTGTTTTAATAAATGGAATTGGCGTTTCGCCATCCTCACGTGGTACGCCTTGGTATGACCTGTTTAAATCGTCCATTCCATTGAAACGCTCAAATGCCAACTTAGGTACTAAGTGTGCATTTACAGTCACGTTTACGCCGTTAAACAACGTTTCTGCAGTTTCCATCATTTCAACTGCGATTTGCATTCTTGAACGCTTTACACCGTCTTCACGGAGTAGTGGTATACATGCCACAGGTATAATTTTACCTGCGTTTCCTGATGTAATAACTGTCTTTTGATCAATCCTTGTTGAACGCTTTGGCGTCAATGGTTTCGTCAAAAGATTATTTTGGTTCATTCCATTCATTTTTTAACTTTCCTTTTTAGTTTATATTGCTTTCGGCAATTCTTGCATTTACAGCCCGCAGCGCTTCGCGGTGCAGGCTTGCGTTTTCGTTTCATTGTATTTGTGGTAAAAATTTATCTATTATAAATGGTATTGGTATATTTTCACGCTCGTAATTTTTCCTTACGCGCTCATGAAAATCTAACAATTTAAAATCTCCGCCTTGCGCAGACGTAGTTGAAGAATTATTCCAATCCGCTCCAATTGGTTTTGTTTTTGGTTGTTTTAATGCAATATTATTCTGTCTATTTTGCCACATAGACATTAAAATATCTTTTGCTTCGTCTTTTGTAATGTTATTTTGTGTTGCAAAACTGCCTGCAATTACTCCTAAAGATGAAGTAAATTCGCTAAATGACATTTCAAATAACTCAGGATTTGGCATTAAGAAATCTGCTATTTTTCCAGTTGGATCAAAAGCTGTAATAAATA